GCATCCAGCAAAGTCTGGACATAGTTTTGCACTACTTCCTTCGCTTTTGGTATATCTAATTCGACCTTTCCTTTCACAGATGCCGCATTTAGAATGATATGCTTCGCAGCATATACAATCCCAACATCTTCGTCTCTGTCAGCCTCCTCCCTTATCTCTTCGGCTAACTTGATGATTCTACTGACGCTTCCTCCAATCACACTAGTTCTGGAAGGTTTCGTTCTTGTTTAAATTGACGCAAGACTTCTCCAACCCTTTCCAGCGTGTCATCGCATCCATTAACTTTTCTCTTTTTAATTGTGCCATCATCATTATAGACATCAACATAAAATTCTTTAAACTCTCCAGAATCATATCGCAACTTACTGCGAATCTCGTTTTCCAAGTCGCTAATGACAATTAACGCATCAAGACCAGACAATGCATATTTATGGTCGTCTTGCTCCTCTGGCAAATTAAATTCTAATATAGCTTTCATTGTGTCACCATGTTGTAATACGCTTTACCAAAACATCCAGACTCTGCAAGTGTAATTACTTGCCCAAGACCGCCAGTCCATTTATCTAACTTCTCTTTAGTCAACTCAATTGGATGTCCGTCATGCGGCGGTATGTCCACCCATTCAAAGATTCGCAATGTCTTTGCCGCATTGAGTGCGTTCTTGATAATTAACTCTGGGTCATCTGTATGTTGAAGGCAGTTGTAAATCCATGCCTCATCATATCCTTCTTCAAATATATCTTCTCCACGGCAAATTAAAGAATCAATGCCCTTCTCTGAATATCTATCATATACCCACATCGGATATTCCAATGGATCAACGACAAGCGCACGTTTCCCAAGATTTATCGTCTTTAGAAGCATTGATGTAGGGCCACCACCAATATCAATAATAGATTTATTATTAACACAAAAAGAATATCCAGACCTTGTAAGCCCCATGTAACGAGCATACACATAATGCTTCTGATCCTCGTCGAACGTATTGCAACAATCTCCCCAGTAGTTTGATTCAAATGTGTAGTCACTCATATGATGCTTGGATAAACCTTTGTCATTGCGTCGATTCCATTTCCATCAGCATACCAGCCTTTGCCATCATAAACATCTAGAACGTCTGAGAAATACTTCTCATACATCGGCGCAACCTTCTCTAGTGTAAAGTTCTCTCCAAACTTACGGCAGTTCTCTGGCTTGATCTGGTCAATATTTTTGATCGCATCCACAAAATCACCCATCGTCCGACAACGATAACCCGTGATACCATGCAAATTATTCTCTGCAAAGCTACCCCAGTCTGTTGTTATCGTAGGAGTTCCACAAAGCAAATTCTCAATCTGAACTCCTCCAAATGGCTCAACATACATGGAAGGCAAAAAACTAGCCTTCGCATTTGCCATCAATTTTTTCCGCTTTACCACGTCGGCATATCCGACATATTCAACATGCGATGGCAATTTATAGCCTTCTTCTTTCTGCCCTGCAATGACAAGCTTAACCCCTGCTTTTTCCGTGGCTTGAATCGCAACATCAACGCCTTTGCCTGAATAAACCCTGCCAAGATACAAAAAGTAATCTTCTTTCTTATCGTTAAATTCAAAGTCTTCTTCATCGAAATAATTAGGAATTACAACATCATACCAATCTTGATTGCACTGACCAACATTCTTCAAGCCACAATAGGCGTGATAAATCGCGTAACTCTCCCAAACCTTCCACCTTGCCCAGTGTCCTCCTGCATATCCGATTCCCGGCTCGACAACAATCAAATCGTTATGCGCGTCACAAATCGGACGAACTCCACTTCCCCAGAATGGCAAAATAAAATCATTCTTCAATTTCCTCTTTCCAACTTCTCTAATCGCATTCTTGAAAAATGTCTGATATGCATGATCGTTTGTGTTGAACTTAAAGAATGTTTTGCGCCAATCATGCGAGCCATATGATTTCTTAAAATCATCATTCGTCAAAACCGTCACATGCTCCGTGCAAATCAAGTCGGAATCTTCATGGCCGTAGTGAATGACTTCATGGCCTCGCTCGGTCATCATCTTTCCGAATTTAACGACTTTCTGAGTGTAAGCGCAGGCGTTGAACTCTTTGCTCGTTACGGTATGCGGAAGTCCTAAAATGTGGAATCTCATATTTATTTATTGTCTGAAATCCTAACCAACTCTATTCCGAAATCGATTGCAAGCGTTATGCTCGTTATGTCTCTGTCGTATATGTCTTGATAAACTACGGTCTTGATTCCATGGCTGGCAATCGCTTTCAAACAATCATTGCATGGTAGCAATGTCACAGCAATCAAAGCGCATTCGTTTGGCTTTACGTATCTCAACGCATTTTGCTCGGCATGGACTACTAGCAACCTTCTCTTGTCTCGGTCTTGCCAATCTTCACGCATGCCAGCGGGAAAGCCATTGAATCCTACGCCTGCGACTGTATTGTCATGGCGTAACAAACATGCACCTACTTTTCGCCATGGGTCTTTTGATTTCTTCGCTGCTACCTTGGCAATGTCCAACGCATATTCTTGCCAACTCATAGTTCAAATGCTCGCATCTCGCCGGGGATGTCGTCGGGAAATCTGATTCCTTCAACCTCTACTTTGTTGGATCGTTCAATCTCCAAAGCGTCTTGTATTTCCTCCAGCAAGTAAGCTAGTGCTGAATCGTAGGAATCAAACTTAGCCGTTTCTGTGTGGTGAAGATATCCGTTTCGTTCCACGATATAAACAGGATCGTTTCCATATGACCACCGTGTCTCGATGCTCCAATGGCAATCTCGATCCTTGTGGTGATCTCCAGAGATTAGCTTGTGATATTCGTCCGCAAGTTTCGTGATTTTGTTTTCAGTCGTTTTCATTCGTTTCGTTCTCTAGTTGGTTAAATGCGAAATCCATTTCATGATGGAAATGCTCTTCGGTAAAGTCTCCCTGATTCAATTTGAAAAGACAAGCTGCCATCGTTCGCAGGACTCTGGCGTATGCAATCGTCGTTGCAAATGCGGCCTGTGTCGCTTCGCCATAGTTTGCAAACATCGGCGCACCTTCATCGTTTATCTCATCGCTCCCGTTGTTTCTAATCTGTGAAAATAGCCACATGGAAAACATGTCGAGATTCTGAATAAAGTCGTTCGGGTTCAGGTGGTCTTTTTGCGTGTCAATCTGGCTTTCCATGTCCTTCTGACCATCGGCGAATCCTTCCCAATAGTCTTGATTCATTGGCATGATTCGCACTCCTCGTCGTCCAGATTGCAAGTGCGTGGAATGATCTGGTCGAAATCTTCGTCTGCTTCGGGCGGTGGCCCTTTGATTTCGTCGCCGTGTTCCTTGTCGAGTCTCTGAATCGCTTGCGTGTTTGAATAGGAAAGCGAGCCGTATCGTTTGGAAAGCTTCTCCATGTTTTCGGAAATTACCTCGTCGAGATTGCTGCCGATGCTGTCGAGAATGCCAGTAATATAGAAAAGCAAGTCGCCACACTCCTCTTTCACATTGGCAATGTCTAGCGGCTTGCGGTAGATTACGGCCTTCTTGATTGCGTCGAGAAGTTCGCCAGCCTCGCCACTAATTCCAACAGCCATGTGCAGGCGGTGAGCGTCGAGCGGTGTAATCTCTGAAACGATATCCTGCCCCGGCTTTGATAGAGCGCGAACGAAGTCAATATATGTCATAGGATTTTCTTCCTATCTGGTTTTTTTACCCTCGCAAGCGTTTTTTCACTGCTTGGAAAGGAAAATCTCTAGCTTGCGAATGTCGGCCTCGAGAATGCTTTTTTCCTTTAGTGTGCTGGTGAGTGACTCCCTGAGCAATTCGACAAGCTTGTGCGCCGTTTCCGGGCTTTTGCTTGTGTCGTATGTTGTGAGAAGGATTTCCAGTTCGGTCTTGGTTTTTTGCGACATAGGACGGGAAAAGATGACACGCGGCAGAACTAAGTCAAACCATGGTCTGGCTTATTTATACTTACTTAGAACTAAGTTATTTCCAGAAAATGCGGGAAACTGTCAGAATATGACAGATTGAAGCAAAATCCTGATCTGGTATAATTTCGGGGAATCTAGCTAGATTCGGCTTTTTCGGGTATAGCAAAACCCTGCGCTGAGATTGCGTCTCGTTATCTAGTCAGATTCCACGGCCTCGGGCTGAATGTCTATGATCTGAGGAATTGCATCGGGTAAAGCTTGGAGATCCTGCAAACTGTCTTGCGTGTTCCTATCTGGAACGGAGAAAGAAATCTTAAAGTTTTGCTGAGAATTAGATTCAACCTCGATCTTGTCACCGTATTTTTTGGGCGCAAGTTTTGAAGCAGTCCACTTCAGCGCGTCGATGCGTAACCTGCCAATCTGTGCATCGTGTGAATTGAATGCCTCCGTCATGACCATATCGGCGAAAGTATCGGCCTGCTTTGATCTCGCACGAGCGTAGTCTTGAAAGAAGTCGGGATGATTGTCGAGCCATTTGTAAACTGTGGGAATGCTCGGAATATCTGGAAGCGCACAAATTGCGTTGAGTGTCATGCCTGACTCTATCATGTCACAAATGTGTTTTGCGGTGTCTTGGTTGAATGGGGTCTCTGGCCTTCCTAATTTATTTTCCATGTTTCTATGGGTAACTGGAAAAAAGTGCTTGCCAAGTGTTTTTTCTTGTGGCTACCCTCAGCCGCAGCGCGGATGCAATATGATTGAAATCATATTTTCCGTCTGTTGCTTGCAATAAATTGATCCGCATTCAATCTGATAGGATCAGATTTCGCTCTGAATGTTGGCATGATTCTTGATTATTTCCTTTCTGATCTTGGCATGGTTTTTGAATGTTTAGAATGATTCTAAATTAGAAGCAACATTCCCCTGCCTCTTGCGGGCGGGAAGTTGCAAAATTGATTCTGAAAATCACAGACTGAGATTTTGCACAAATGTTTTTGAAAGATTTTTTCAATTTGTGAATCGCCCGGAGAGCCGCACTGGATGCGGTTCCGTGGGCTAGTCAATAAAATAAACGCGTGGGCGAGAAAATATTTTTTCACTTTTTTCTTGGTGTTCGCGTGAGTCTGCGCGAGTCTCTTTTCAGCAAACGGGAATGGTTCCCGAATGCGAAAAACCTCAAATAGAAAACCAATCAAATGACCATCCGACCAGTCCGAAACAAAATCAGCGGCGAGCGTTTCCTGATCATCAACGAATGCGAACGCCTCCCGCTTGGCATCGCTTCGCTTTGCTGTGACTCCCGCATTTCTGGTTTCCAAATCAAATGCACAGAATGCAGGTCACTCTATCCAGTCCGCCAATTGAACGAGGGCGGATATTGTGAATCATGCGTCGATGCTGAAATCCTATCCTCTGCCGATTATATTTGAACCTGTTCCTCTCAGAACAAAACTCAAATAGAAAACACCATGCAAACCATCACCCACATTCTATCCCTTCCCCTGTCAGATGCCACCCTAGACTTTGCGCTAATCTGCGCGGGGATCGTCGCCGTTCGCATCGGGCTTTCCATCGTCCTGCACAAGCTTAACAAGTAAACCACAAACCCAAACCCAAACCCAAACCCAAAAAATCAAATCAAATGAAAATCACAAAATCCCATCTGCTTGAAAGAATCAAATACCTTCACAATGTCACAGGTCAAAAATATGACCTGTCGAGTCAATCATCTGGAAATGGTCGTGGCTATTCTGTCATGAAGGATGGATCTCATGTCATGACATTCGGGCATGTTCCCGCTGTGATTCTTGACGCCTGCATTTCCGCCTATGTCAAAGGCTATGCGGAGGGAACGAAATGAACATCCACCTTTCTCCAATTTCTTCAAATGTTAAAACAGGACCCATCCCTGTGACGACATCCTCCGCCGAAACTTGTCCAGACACCTGCCCGCTTAAAGCGGGGGGATGCTATGCTAAAAGCGGGCCGCTTGCTTTGCATTGGAGCAAAGTCACAAGTGGCGACCGTGGGAATTCTCTAGACATCTTGGCAAAACAGATTCGGGCTTTTCCTCGTGGGCAAGTATGGCGACACAATCAAGCGGGAGACCTTCCCGGCATAGGTGACAACATCGATTCCGTTGGGTTGAAAAAAATTGTCGATGCTAACAAAGGGCGGCGTGGTTTTACCTATACGCATAAGCCATGCGAGCAAAACGAGCAAAACCGCGAGGCGGTGCGGGAAGCAAACAAGGGGGGATTTACCGTTAACCTTTCAGCAAACAATCTTTCACATGCCGACAAGCTTGTGGATCTTCAGGCGGGGCCGGTTGTTGCCATCGTCCCACAAGAAACGGGGAACACATTTTTCACGCCACAAGGACGCAAAGGCGTTGTTTGTCCAGCACAGCAAAGGGACGATATCACCTGTGCCAATTGCCAATTGTGCAGCCGTGCCTTGCGTTCTGTCATCATTGGATTCCGAGCGCATGGAACATCCAAGAAAAAAGCGGAAGCAATTGCAAAAAACTAAAATGAGAACCTTTCTAATCCATAAACAAAAACCATTTCAAACCATGAAAACCACAAACCACACCCCCGGCCCTGAGTGGGTAAAATTCAAGCGCAAGCGCAAGAGTCGTCTTTCTGAACTTAAGAAAACAGCCCAAGAGATGCAAGACGCATTGCAAGCCATCTGTGACGCATTCGGAGATCAAGAAAGCCTTTTGATTGAACAATGCAAAGCCGCACTTGCTAAGGCGAAAGGGGAGGCATGAAATACCCCCAAGGCACAAAGTTTATTCGGCGCGGTGATAAGCACAAAAGGATTTTGACCGTGTTTGACTATCACACTACAAGGAACATTTCCGGCGACATTGTCAAGCAAAGATATGTCGCAGCCTATGATATAGCAGGACACATTTTGATAGATTCAGACATAACGGAAACCACTATTTCAAGGGGGGAAATAATCCCATGAATAAACATCTTGAAAACATCATTTCGGATCTCCTCCGCTTTCAGATTAAGCAAGCGGAAAGGCATGGTCTGGATTCCATCACTATCACGCTACCAAGGGCAAAGCAGATTGCGCGAGAGTTGCGCGATAGCATCAAGGAACAAGCAAAACCAGTTTCCCGCTTGGATCGAATCTTTTCAAGCGCGGAAAAAGCAAAGTTTGCTGAATACTGAAAACAATTTCCCCCAAGGACACAACATAAACCAATAAATAAATATATGCAAAATCAAATCGTAGTTCACAATCAATCTGTTTCAGACATTGAAACAATGGCCAAGGCAATCACTAAAAGCGGTCTTTTCGGCATCAAGTCACCCGACCAAGCCGTTGCGCTTATGTTGGTTGCACAATCTGAGGGCAGGCATCCGGCCAGCGTTGCCAGTGAGTTCGACATTATCCAAGGCCGACCAGCTCTTAAAAGTCAAGCGGCACTCGCTCGTTTCCAAGCGGCGGGTGGAAAGATTCAATGGACAAGTCGAGGCCCGACAAAGTGCAGCGCAAAGTTTTCACATGCCCAAGGTGGAGAATTAGAAATCACTTGGACGATGGAACGCGCAAACGCCGCCGGACTTACTGGAAAGGCCACTTGGAAACAATATCCCGACCAGATGCTTTCCGCTCGCGTAGTGGCGGAGGGAGTTCGGGCGGTTTTCCCTGCATGTCTTAATGGTGTTTATTTGGCTGAGGAGGTTGCCGATTTCGATTCTAGGCCAAGATATGCCAAGGAGCCAGAAACTATCGTTATAGAGGATTCTAAGCAAATTGCGGAGCCATCCAAGGCGGAGCCTATCGAGGCACGATTGGAACTTGTTGAAGAAAGTAACTGGTGGAATGCTGAGGTTGAGAAGCAGATCATCGAAGCAGGCGAGGATATGGTGAATGATTACCTCACATTCAAGGGAAGGATTGAATCGGGCCAGACTTGGAAGGACATCAAGGACGAAACATATCGTTCAAACCTTGTCGCAAAAACCAGCAAGTTTATCGAGGCCGTTCTCAAGGCAAAATAATGGAAGATCAAGAATATCCTGCGCCTTTAAGGTGCATGGATGATGAGCCACAAGACAACCCACAAGAACAATAATGAAGAACACAATTACATTTGAAGGAGAGCGGACAGCAATGTCCGCCTCTGGCAACACGGAATGGTATGAATTTACCGTCACCTCGACGCATCGGATCACACGATCTGGTGCGAAGGCTATCGGCGAGGTTCACGGCATGGGAGGCCAAGAAACATCCTGCGAAGAATATAATGAAGATGGACTTCATATTTATAAATGCAAGGCAAAATGTTACTGCGATTAAATAAACACAAAACAAAATAGAAACACAATGAATCTTACACTTGAAACAAAAAGAGCAATCGTGACTTCTCTCTACATTACCATAACGCATTATTGGAAACAGAGAAAATCACCAGTGAGTAGGGGATATATTAAGCAATCAATCGAAGCGATCAGAGAAATAACAAAATAGAAAAATACAATGAAAAACACAAAAAAAACAACATTCGGCGAGGAGATTTCATTTTATCTCGATGGAATTGGAGCAGGAAATGGAATTATTACCATTGATTCAGAAGGAGGAAGGTCATGCATCATGCATGATGAAGAGCATAATGAAGTTGTAATCATACAAGAATGCAACGAAGGAGAAGCAAAAACAATGTTCTTGTATGACAATGAAATAAATGCACTTAGAGAAATTCTCAAATGAATCCAGACCAAGTTTTATTTCTTATTTGTGCTTCATTTGAAGCAGCCAAGTTCCTAATTCCAGTTGCCATTTTCGGCTACATACTAATCAGATTAAACCCATGAATATAAGACACTCATTACTTCCAAAGTTGGCAGAATGTCCTTGCTATGAGTCCAAGAAAGGCGAGGCAGGCCCAGCAGCACAGCGTGGAACATTGCTAGATGGTCGATTCCGAGAGGCTCTAGTCACAGGAGAACTCAACGAGGTTGACTTGTCAAAGGATGACATTAAAGCGGTCAAGTGGGCAGTTAAGCAGGTTAAGAAAATCGCAGGAGGAAATCCTATCATCACCGAGGAGAATCTTCTTAAGGTGAAGACTCCCGGCATTGACCATATCGGAACGGAAGATTGCAGGATTCCAAACATTCAGACCAGCGGAGATCTAAAAACGGGAATCCAGCGGTCTTATTATGCTCAAATGGCGGCATACGCATTGGGCAACATGGAAGCAAACTTCTGTGAAGAATGGACTTGTTACCTCATCTTCTGCGATCAGAAGGAAGTTGTGGAACACAAGTTCACATTAGCCAAGGCCCAAGAAGTTGTTGAAGGGATTATAAATGAATATGTGAATCCCGAAAAGCTTCCAAGCGTTTGCCAGTATTGCTCATGGTGCGCCAAGAAGGATGTTTGTCCTGCGGTTGTTGGCCCAGTAGTAGAAGCCAATCACCTGATGGACTCAACGCAAAATCTAGCCGTGTTGCGCGAAGAGATTGCCAATGATCCTGTCAGGCTCTCAAGGTTCCTAGAGATTAACAAGATGTTTGAGTCTGAGCTAGTCAAGCCACTGAAGGAAGTCGCCAAGGAAAAATTGGAGGCTGGCGAGGAGCTTCAAGGTTGGAAGTTGTCGCAAGTAAAGGGAAGTGAATACTTCGATAGGCTTTCGATTGTCCGAGCTGCAATCAGCGGAAAGTGGGGCATGGACGATCTTGTTGATGCACTAGGCGGAACAATGAGCGGCAGCACATTCAGGGAGCTTTGCGAAAAGTATCGCACTCCAGTTATCGAAGAAGAAGCAAAACGAAAAGATGGATTCTCAAAGATGATACAAACCAAAAACAAAAAATAAATAAATATATGCCAAAATTAAGAGATATAATTCCTAACGATATTTACTCAACAATTGGGGTTGGATTGGTGCTATCAATCAAAAGATATTGGGGCTGGAGATATGACCCATTTTTCAGAAAACAAATAAAAGAATCAATTGAAGCACTAAAATACATCAGAAACAACTAAAAACAAAATTATATGCCAAAATCAGAATACTATGACGATCCAGAATCCTACTGGAATGAAAAGAAAGAACGAAAAGAAGCGGACGGTAAGGAGCGTCTGGAACGATGGGAGCGACAGAATCCTAATCATGTTTATGGACAAAGTGAACTAAGGCCACCAAGAGAATGAGAATCAGAACAGGATACAAACAGAAAAGCAGGCACAAGCTTGACGAGAACGAGAAAGAGGCAATCCAGCAGTGGGTTTCTCTTCGCAAAATTAAACCACAAGAATGGGTTGATAAGGTTAATTCACTTCCAGAGGTTGCAAGGGGACAGATTGCAAGGATGATCTGGTGGGATTTCTGGAGCGATAAGCTGGTAGCCAATCGTTGGACTGAGTTTGACCATTGGCTCCAATTTGACTCAAGAGAGGAAACGGAGCCAGTTCCACTAAACATGATAGCTGAATGCCTCAAGGCAGTAGGCTACCCAGATTACAGGATAAAACTTAGACTTATGGCATTCTAATTAGTAACAAAACACTTAATAAATATGGAAAATAAATATAATCCCGGATCAGGTGCAGCGATAGATGCTGGTTGCTCTTGTCCAGTCATGGATAATGGCCATGGTAAAGGCTATATGGGAATGGATGGAGTTTTTGTGTATAATGAAAATTGCCAATATCATTCAGAATCAATTAGAAAAGCAATAAAAGAAATAGAAAACAATGAGAAAGAGTGAATTGTGGAGAATATATGTTAAGAAGAATCCATCATTTGAAGGAGATGGAAATGTCACAATGTCAGCAAGGGGATTGAAGAAGCTATTCGATACCACTTGGGACACTGCATATTACGATGGAGAAGAAGAATATGTTGAAAAAACAGAGCAGAGTTTTCAACCAAGGTCAGCATCAATAAATGATCTAATGTCAATATTCGGAATGAAATAAATATATGAGCCTTATAATAAATAATAAACAATTACTTGATACAATCGAGTCACTTGAGAAGCGAATCAATAAGCATACTGAAATACTTTCTAAGCTAGAAAAGCTAATCAAAGAATGCACAGGATCAAGAATATCTGAAGGAGTGTCACAAACTCTACAAGAAACAATTAAAGAAATATACAAATGAACACAATACAAAAAATACTTAATCTATTTAACGAAGATAAACAACCATCACTTCCAGAGCGATTTGAGAAATACCATGTAGAAAACCCAGATGTTTACAATTGCCTTGTTTCCCTAGCAAGAGAGGTCTTGCAAAATAATAGAAGCAGGACGATGGGGATTGGAATGCTCTACGAAGTCTTGAGATGGAAGCATTATGTCACAACTCATGGTAGTGAGGAATACAAGCTTCCGAATGAATACAGGGCATTCTACGCTCGCAAAATCATGGAACAAGAAGCTGATCTAGCTGGATGCTTCAACACAAGAAAATCTGTAGCTGACACTAAAAACACTTTACAATAATTACTTTAATATTTAAGTTGTTTATTCCCAAGTCAGGGAACATCGACTAGAACCCGATGCAACGAAAAATACAAATTTACCCCGTCTCATGGCATTTCCATTTGGTAATGCGGTTCTACTTGAGGCGGGGTTTTCTTTAATTATGCAATTTAAAATAGAACAATATGAGAGGTGTCAATCAATGGCAGAAGGCTCTATTGAGGATCATCTCATAGGAATTACAAAGCCAACGATTGACCGAATACTCAAGATGGAGAATCCATCAGACTGCATAGCATTGTATACATTCTATGCCTACACAAGAAAATGGCAGAAGAATAATGCTGTTTACGCAACATCTGAATATGCAATGAAGGCCATGGCTTGGGGTAGAGAAAGATTTGCCAAGGCAAAGTCACAGTTGAAGGAAGCTGGTTTCATTGAAGACATCCAGAGGAAAGACGCAGGAGGAAAAGTTATTGGATGGTATGTCGGAGTTAGGTTTGCACAGAACGCAACGATGGGGAATTTCTCCATTGCTGATGTTCAAGAAAACCACCCTCCGGTTTTACCACAGGGTGGTTCCACCAGAGTGTGGCTAAACCGCACCCAAATACCTATTACTAATATTAAAATACCTAATACTGGTAAAGAAATGCAAGAGACAGTAGCAGCGCATGAGGCTTCATTGCCTTCACCCTGTGAAGTCAACAAGCCAAAAAGACAAGTTAAAGACACACGAACAACTGAAGAATTTGTAGCTGAACTAAAAAAAATCTATGACTACATTGATATTGATGCAGAACTCAAAAGAATCGACGCTTGGCTTCTGACTCACCAAGACCGCAAGAAGACTCGCCGATTCGTCACCAACTGGCTTAATCGAATCGAAAAGCCAATGCCCAAACAAAAATCAACCCTTGGAATCACTGAAGGATACCGTCCATGTCTCTAATCCCTATCGCAAACACAGCAGAGAACGCAGCTATCTCTCTGATCATATCAAATCCAGATTGCTATTCACAACTTCACTGGGAGCCTTCGTATTTCTTCCAGAATGCCACCAGAAGCGTTTTTGAAGCAGTTGAAGCAGTCTACAGCAGAACAGGAGAGATAACAGCAATAGCGGTCATTTCAGAGCTAGAGACAAATGGGAAGCTCGCAGAGGTTGGAGGATCAAATTCCGTAATGGAGATGATCCAGACAATCTACATTGCCCCCGGCCCTGTTTCAGTTTCGATTGCTGACGACTACAGACTTCAACTTGTAAAAGCGAAATCATACCGAGATGCAATCAAGGTTCTCTCAAATGCAGACCGAGATATTCGTGATATGCGAATGGACTTGAGTGATCTTGCAGAGGAGATTTCCAACTGCATTATCACAGATAGCGAAATCAAGACGATCAATCAGCACGTTGTCGAGCTAGTCGATGATCTTGAGAACAAGAACAAGCTAGACACATTCAAGACTGGAATGGTGGATCTTGATCTTGGTTTCGGTGGTGGATTCAATCGTGGAGAGATGGTTGTTGTCGGAGCGCAAACATCAGGAGGTAAATCAATCCTCCTTTACCAGATTGCTCTGGAGGCATTGCTAGATGGAAAGTCAGTTGCCATCTTCAGTCTTGAAATGCCATGCAAGTCTATCCTTCGCCGAATGGCTTCAAACCTGATTGGCAAGCGAATCGTAAACCAAGGTGACTTTGGAGATGGAACATCATTCGTTGCATCCTTCAAGGAAATCGCCAATGCGCTTCAGGCTTTAGTCAAAATGCCAATCACATTGCGCGATGATCTTTCTGAAGTTGGAGAGATTGACGCTGAGGCTCGCAGACTTGCGGCCATTAACAAAGCGGATGTAATTGTGGTCGATTACCTACAAATTGTAACGATGCCGTCAGCAGACAATCGGGAGCAAGCAATTTCTGAATTGACTCGCAGACTCAAGCTGACAGCACTCAAGAGCCAGTCACTCGTTGTCACCGCAAGCCAGCTCAATGACGATGGAAAACTTCGTGAGTCTCGCGCAATCGGGCATCATGCAGACCATGTTCTGAGCATCGTTCACGAAAAAAGCGGATCAACAATTTTCGTTGATAAAAATCGCCGAGGTGCTAGAGGCATTGGATTCCCAGTGAATATGCGTGGAGAAATTTCACGTTTTGAGCAAATCGAAAAACAAGAAAAGAAAAAATAAATATATGAGCGACACACCAGAGACAGATAAAAATACTTGGTCTGATTCATGTGATGGAATCTTGCATAAAGTTGTTACTTCGGATTTCGCTAAAAGACTAGAACGCGAGCGCGACGAGGCGAGAGAGCTAGCGCATCGCTTTCGTTCACTCTACTATACGCAACTGGGAATTGAGTCTAGTGCAAGCTGGTTTCCTTGGGAGGTAGTGAAATGAGTGACACCGATTCAGCATACCTAGAAGCAATGAATTGTCTTGACTTTGCAAATCACATCTGGGCTTCAAGGCAGAAAGACAAATACGAAGACGCTCAGAAAGCATACGATCTCGGAGTGAAAATCTACGAAGAAAAATTTGTGAAAAAAAATGTTTGCGCGGAAGATGATTTTGAGTTCTGATCTCTCGCGTAGCAACGCTACAAACTAATAAATACTATGGATAAAAAATACATTGATAAACCGGGAAAATATATTTGCACAGTCAAAGAGCCGGGTAATGGTTGGCTAGATCAACCAGAAGGCAAAGCTCCGTTCATTCGCATTCCTTGCATCGTTGATATGCCAGACAATGAAATGCACGGCCATGAATCAGTCTGGTATGGATACCTGAGCGAGAAGAGCCGTGAGCGCACCGAGGAAACATTGAAGACTGTTTTTGGATGGTCTGGTAAATGGGACGATGAAAACGAGCTTGATTCCTTTATTGGTCGAAAAGTTCGACTTCAATGCGACGAAAGCGAGTGGCAAGGGAAACAGCAAGTGAAAGCTCG